CGTCATCTCGAGTGAAACGGCACACGCCTGCGTGGCCGAAGTGCGTATCACTCACTAAAAATACGCTAGGCATAGTGCTCTCCTTTCATTGTATAGATCTACGGAAAATTAATTCTTGTTTTGAAAATGCCTCTACTTCCCAAGGCATATTCAAATACTTAGTTCTGCGGCTGTAACGCTTACCACACCAATAGCTCACACCATTGATAGTTTTAAGCATACCTTTGGCCATTTGTTTGACATGAACCATTTCGTGAGCTAGTGTCACGCCCATTCGTTCAAATGACTGAGGTTTGATTATAACCACAATACCATCTACCACTGGAATGTAGCAAGTCTGACCTTCATTTTCGTCAGCAAGATCAGATTTGCTAACTTTGATAAACAAAACCTTGCGGCTGTTTTTAAGTCCTAATTGATCGATCATAGAGGGCAAAACTGCCTCTATGAACTTCTTAGTCCTTTTACCTCGAGCTTCGATAACATATTCCATAGTATGTATTATACTACGGTGTGCTCAAAATGTCAACTACTCGTCTTTTTTGGTGTTGCTCAAAAGCCACACCTTTTGATAGCCATTCTCTAACTACATCGGGACTGCCCCAACTGCCCGGCGGTGCTTTGTCCATTAGCCATCGAACAGTATCTGGCAATCTTTGTTTATTCCAATGATCGGCACAGAGAACAGCATGAGTCAAATCATTGCAGAGCACAGCCATTCCAAAACTACCGGGTTCGAAACCGTAGTCAAAATATCGTTGGAATGCTTCTTGCATATCTACAGTCATATCGTAATCTTCACCCATTAGATATCTCCTTCACGTTCTCTACGCTCACGACGTTCTGCTGCCAGTGTAAAGACTTTTTCGTTGTCGTTGGTCCAGTCTATAGTCTTGGCAGGAATTACAATGCCCGAGGGAAGCGTCACACCGTTGATAGTGTGAGGCTCGTTTTCATCATAGGTCCAACCCAATACACGCATCATTTTGTGCTTGACTAAGAGGTTGGGGCTACGAAAAGCTTCAGTATCACGAAAACCCATCATCACTCCAACTTCGCAGACAGCACCTGATCGGCAAACACCCGCTACACAATGAACCACAACATTCATACGATTTTCAAATGCTCGTTGCAGTAGAGCTACAAGTTGTTCTGCCTGTGCGTCTTGAATCTTCCAATCTTCATCGATGCTGTGATCGTTTTGTTCCAAATCAAGAAACTCAAACTGATGCACTTCCTTGAACGGATAGCTAGGAGTAGGAAACTCCATAGCAGGGTCAACGATCTGAATCAGCATACTGTTAATGCCTGCATCGATGTGATGACCTTTTTTAACATCGCTGAGCGATACGTTTTGAATCCACGGGTTCATAAGAACTCCTTTACAAACGATATGTTACGCGACCCTTGGTTAGATCATATGCACTCATCTCAACTTTAACCTTATCACCTAGGATAATTTTAATTTTATGTTGTTTGAGTTTTCCGCCAGTGTAACAAGTAATAATAGAATTCATTCCATCTAATTTTACTCTAAACATACTACCAGGTAGAACTTCTTCTACAACACCAGTGACTTCGATTAAATCATTTTTTGACATATCTTCTTTTATACCAAGTATAAGGGTCTCCATTTGGCAGTCGTCCGTTTTCAATCCCATCAGAACCAAAAACTCCAACTAGTTCTATACCGCCACCATTTATAGTAACCAGTATTCCTAATTCCTTTGCGAAAGCCATTGCTTCCGATAGATCTTTTACTTCTTCCTCACAGCCTCTACCCGCTGTGTCTTTCCATTCTACTTTATACATACTGCTATTATATATTCATTCTGTTCAATTGTCAAGTGGTGCTCCAGCCAAGAATTGAACTTGGAATTCTATCTTACCAAGATAGTGTAATACCATTTTACTACAGGAGCGATTTGGCCCGGCTAGCAGGAATCGAACCCACATTCACTCTTTAGAAGAGAGTTGTATTCTCCATTATACGATAGCCAGAATTATAACCAACGGCGACCGAATAACCAACGCTCGGCCATCTTATATCTGTATTTGAGACTTTTTCGCGGAACGAAATTTTTTGAAGCTAGACATGCTTCAGTGATGTGTTTTAAATCTTTAGAATATTCAATATGCTCTAGATTTATTTTTTCTTCTGTTTTAAATTTAACAGCAAATAAAGGATCACCTCTTTTTAAATGTAAAGGTTGATCTAAATCAATTATTTCAAATGTAAAATCTACTGGTCTTATCCATTTATGGATATTCATAGTTCCCGGAATCATTCTTATGTTACGAGTTAACTCTGTGTGAAGTATCGGAACATCTAACGATTCTATTTCTACATCTTGATCTGCGACGAACAGATAGTTGATGCGCATCGTAACACAAGATCCTACAATCTTATTATTTCTAACGATAGGAAATCTAGGAAAGAATGTTTGGTTATACCAATCTTGTCCTAGCCTATCAGTTTGATACATGTCTGCTGTGCGATCATATGAGATAGTAACATCATACGGACACTTAATTACAAACATATTTGAAAAATAGTCCGACACTGCCGGACACATCAGATAATCGGAATCTTTCCTTTGATCTCTGATAATTGGCCAAATCGGTTCTGGTGTTTCATACACAAGGTCTTTCCACTGACTGTGTTCAGCGTGTTTAGGATCTGTATATATTGTCCAACCTATTCTCATTGATATTCAACGTCCACTGCTAGAATAAATCTATATTGATTGCTCTGAACTATTCCTGGCCTGTGCCAAGTATCACTAGGGTAGATTATCCAATGTCCGTCATTTGGTCGAACATAAAATTTACCATCTCCTTGAACACCATTTGGCGCTATCTCTGTTCCGCAATAATCTCTATCTTTTACATCATTAGGAATATGCAAATAGAATATTCCACTTAGCATTTTGGAATCGGGATGTTGTGGATGCCAGTGGTGATGCCACAGTTTTTCACGATCTTCGGCACCCTCAAGATTTGTCATGAAACTCCAAGCCATCATGTTTGATACCTTGGCTTCTCTTCCCAAATACATGAATGCAGAAAATAAAAAGCTCATCCTATATTTTAACCATACTGGTTCAGGACGAGCGAATATATTTTCTTTGGTTTGAAATTTTGGACTATTAGTAAAATAATTACCGTCAGCAATGATTGATTTAATAATGCCTATGGCGGTGTCATTGTCAGACTGTGTAATTACAGAACTAAAATTAAATTTTCTAACTAGATCGTTTTCTTCTATAACTGGTAGCATATTATTTGGAGCGGGAGACGAGGTTCGAACTCGCGACATCTTGCTTGGAAGGCAAGTGCTCTACCAACTGAGCTACTCCCGCATAAAACTAATTATCTGAATATTGATAGTAATAATGAAGTCTTGGTTTGAGGCGTTGCTCAGGCCGCCCAGACATTACAGCGTCTGCTTCTATAGTCCAGCCCAACATGGAATCCGTCACCGCTCAATCCCTTTACTCTGTAAAAAGCCGTTGATCATATTGCAGCCAACAATGCACCTACGATGCACCAACTTTGCAGTCCCACCCGCTCGGTATCGCCTTTCGGTCGTTGATCGGATCTCATACTACTATCAATAACTTGGTTGCAGAGGCAGGATTCGAACCTGCGATTCCCGGCTTATGAGACCGGACGGATAGACCTCTTCCATACTCTGCGATAGCCATTACAGCAAAGCTTCTTCTTGCAGAAGTTTTACTGTATCCTCGGTTAGAGGAATTTCTGTCTTGATATTGAGCTCAAGAATTTCATCATTGAGCTTTTGTTTTTGCTTTTTCAGATTAAGGATTTCTGCCTTGGCCTGATCGATCTGCTCTTGACTAACCACTGTGGTGCTTACAGTGTCACCGTAGCCATAGATACGACTACGTGCTTCGTCTTTCAAATTCTTGATCTTTTCAAGTTTACCTTGAATCACACCAATGTCGGTGTGAGGCTTAAGGCCTGCGATTTCCTCAAGCTGCGCGATTCTTTTGTCAATGAATGCTGCTTTGGCAAGATTCACATCAATTCCGCTGGCGGCATTCGCTGTTCCGACAAGGCCACGGATGTTATACAATGCTAGCAGAAGTTTTTGTCTGCGAGCGTCTGCGGCAAACAGTTTATTGTTTGCATCAGTTAGGACCAAATTAGGGTCCTGGAATTCGTTGAGTTCGATTGTAGTTTCGAACTTGATATGTTTGATTGCATCATTGATGCTGTTTTGAACTGCGTTTGCCTTGCGAAGTGTGATGTTCATGTGTTTCTCTCTTTTAAATTTAAACGGTCTGGTAAAAGGTCAAGTAATAGACCGGACAATTGACAAGACCTATTGTGCGATGTCGTTGGTCTGGACAATGTGCAATAGACAGGCTACAGAGGCCTGAATATTTCCGATCAGCAATTGACAGGTATTTGGATATCGGGTCACTCAAGCACGAACAGTTTTCAAGACTGTTTGCCAGAATTAGTTCATTGCGGCATGGAGCCACAACGATGTCTATCCTCATCTACCTTCTACCTCGCCGGTTCAGTATTGCTACTGAACAAAACTTATTATACAACTTTTTTTCTATGCTGTCTACCTTTTCCTGTATTTTTGGCTTTATACGTTGGAGTTTGGCTATGACAGTTTGGACATAAACAACGAAGATTTTTTTCTTTGTTGTTTGTGTGATCTCCATCCTTATGATCTAACTCTAAAATTAAACTGAATCCGTTCCAGCTATCAATGTTACAAATAGCACATTTTCCAGATTGTTTTTCTAAAATATATCTATAAAGATGTTTACTGGTGCTGTAACGGTTTACACCGCTTTGATCACCTGCTTTCCACTCTGTGATATATTGTTTATATTCAAAATCTTTTTGACATTGATTATCACAATATTTGTTGGCAAAGTTTACACCTCGCCATTTGTGTTCTTTACCACAGTTTAAACATTTATAAGTTTTCATAGGTAGTGCCTCATACTATATTTATTTAGCTCTACCTACATTTATTTGGTGCCCCCACCTGGAATCGAACTAGGAATTGATGCTTACAAGGCAACTGTTATAACCATTTAACTATAGGGGCATTAAAGACTTAATCTTGTTAATGGATCTGTATTTACATTTCCTCTAACAAAACTGTTAAATGAAAGAGTTATTCTAGGTGTGTCTCCTAGATATTCTTGCACCATATGTTCCACATTACTAGGAAATAGAATCATTGTCCCTACTTCCGGATCTACAGTCCAACTTCTTGAATTGTAGATATTGGCATTTTGTATACCGTATTCTATGGTATCATATTGGCTAGTAATAAACTTAGTGCCTCCGGATGTTCCTTCTGATGCTAGATAAACAATTCCAGATATGATAGAATTTGGATGCCAATGCCTGTGATGCATTTGACCTTTTTCAGTTTTATTAAACCAACTTTCTGTGAAATAAATTTCTACAGTATCTTTGGCCTGCATTACACCGTAAAAATATTCACAAAGGCCATCATAGACAGCTTCTGCTAGATTTTTAAATTCTGGTTCAGCCAATACATTTTGTGTTTCGCTGATCCAGTTGTTGTAATTTCTAGCCCATTTAACTGAGCTAAGATCTAAACCAGAAATATCTACAGGGCGTTTAAATATTGGTTTGGCAAACAAAGGCCAAATTATTTTTTCCATTATTCTTTGTTTTCTTCTCTACGGCCTCTTTCACGTTTTGGTTGAATGAGGGCTGCTAGCTCTGCTTGGATCATAGATCGTTTCCAAGCATTTCTTTGGTCTTGACTATCAAATCTAGACAGTGCTAAAGTTCTTTTAGTCTGTTTAGTCATTCTATAGTTTGCTGTGGGTTTTAACATATGTTTATATATCCTTGTTTTAACACTTGGCGGAGAGTATTGGATTCGAACCAATGCGCCCATTTCTGAACGACAGTTTAGCAAACTGCTGCCTTAACCACTCGGCCAACTCTCCATAAATGGTGGAAGATAAAAGGATCGAACTTTTGACCTTCGCCTTGTAAGGGCGTTGCTCTACCGCTGAGCTAATCTTCCATGATTGGTCGGTGTGACACGATTCGAACATGCGACCACCTGGTCCCAAACCAGGAGCTCTACCAGGCTGAGCTACACACCGTCTATTCTGAAACACACTATATCCAGTCCAAGGGCACTCTTTAGAATGCGACTCATACTTGCGAACCCGCTACAATGTGTTTTAGAATAGTGCTAACGCTGAGATTACACGTTAGCCAATAGTGCCTCTAGCATTATACAGCGCCTTGCGAGCACTGCTTCTCTAGACATCCACGTAAACCCTTGCGGTATCTACGTCCACTATCAGCATCGCCGTTTTTAAAGACAGGCAGTAGTCTTGTCGCCATATGCTATTCTACGCTATCTATCCCGTTGACCTTGCGAGCCATTCAAGTGCGCTAACACTTTACGAAACTTCCTGCATAAACAGATTTCACCTTGCGAGTTACGTCTGACTGTATTACCTTGCGGCTACAGTATTAGATGCTTTTCACATACGACCGAGGCAGTCTTTGCATTTTTGATTTGTTAGTAGGATTTGAACCTACAGCAGTTTCTTTAACAGAGAAATGATCTACCATTGATCTATAACAACCTACCGCGATGAGCTGCCTCAGTTGCTCAACAATCTTTTGGACTGCTGAATACAACTCACCACATACCTTTTGCCTCGCGAGCTACTCAGTGATGTTTCGCGACCAGTGTAACAACGTTTCGCAACGTGTCCCACCAACCACTGACATTGCGCTCTAGCCCTTAGGTGCGACCCCTCGGACACGAACACTACCCTTTCTCATACCTGTTCGCAAATTGGTTTCGTATGGAAGTCAGCACCACCTGTTACTTTTCATTGCCCCGTGTTCCTTGCGGCACGTCGAACAATGTTCTTTCCCATACATTTGCTTCACAGTTACATCCACCCGTCTTATAAGTGAACGCTACCTCGCGGTAGTGAGCAGGCTTGTTTACATGAACCATTGCTGGCGGAGTTATGTAGGCATCTCTCCTTTGGGCCGGTCACCCGGCTTATTCTTCGTAGACGGCAAGCCGCCTACAGGACAATAAACTGCCCTAAATTCTTTACCATTAAAAATAACATTACACCCTATGGGATGGAACGTATTTCTGAGTGGAGTTCGATTCTCCTCATAAGCCATTGTTCACGGTTTTCTCAGAGGAGTAAGATGGCCCTATTCCTCATGAGTCTATGCGTCCATAGACGATACCCGTCAATGCTATTTTTAATGGTGCCCCAGGAGAGACTCGAACTCTCACGCCTTGCGACATTGGCTTCTAAGACCAACGTGTCTACCATTCCACCACCGGGGCAAAAATATGCTATCAGTTTTTAATGAACAGTGTTGTGTTTAACAGCGTATGTGTCTATTATATAGTCATTGTTGATTGTTGTCAACTATTTTTTAAATATTTTTTGGTGCGAGTAGCCAGATTCGAACTGGCACGCCCGAAGACGGGAGATTTTAAGTC